AAATCCAACTATCTTATTATTTGTTCCAGAAAAAACTCCATTCTTAGAACATATGATTAAATTTCCGACATCAAATGTGGATGCAAGTTCTTCAGAAGATTGAGATACGATTGATAAAATCGTAGATGCTGTTCCAACAATACCAATAAAACTTCCTAATGTAGTATCGCCAATATCCTTTATGTATGGTTCGTTATAATACCTAATTGCGTGTAAATTATCTCCTTCAACTCCAGGTATTTCAATTACACCATCTGCGTATGTTGTTATTCCACCAGAAGAATTTACAAAAGCAACGGAAGTTCCATAACCAACAATCGATAACTTAGTGACAATTAGAGAGTAATTTCCAGTTCCAGGATCAAAACCTTCAACTCTCCAAAATAAATCAGTTCTACATCCATTGTCAATACGATCTTGATATGCCGACTGAACACCAATTAAAGTATCATTGACAGTTGTAATGTCATTCAGCAAATCAGTATCAATCGATTTAACAGCATCATCATAATCTTCTTTAAGAGCATCTGTAATTAATATTTGCTCCTTAAAGTATTCGACATTGTTTAATTTTTGTTGCTTCTTTTCAGAAATATCTTTTTTAATTTTATCAGTTAGTGCCATTTTGTTTTCCTCTCATTTCAGTTCCTTCATATTCAACTTCTAAATCTGGAACATCTTTTCTCTTTCCATAAACAACATAACTACAATTTATTGCTCCCCCAGAATTGTTTTGAATAATCACTCTGGTTCCCCACTCTATTGTTTTTACGAATAGTTCTTGATAACAACCGTGTGGTGTTAGATTAACTGTAATGGACTCCGGATCAACAAGACCTCTCCAGTATTCTGGAAGTTCTATTATTGTACTATCTATAAGTTTTCCTCTATAGTAAACACCAATTTCTGGACCCTCTAAACAAGTATGAACTAACCTATGATTTAGTTTTGTTGGGTGTGGTATATCAAACTGCTTAAATGGAGCAGCAACAGAAGAAAAAGCACCAAACTCTGCAATTATTTTTGGAGTTGTAATCGTACCAATAACAAGAAGAGGTCCATTAATTGTTTTTAGACCATTGTCAACTGTTGCTGCAGATACTGCTTCTTTTCCTGCTCTTGCCTCCGCTCCAGTTTCTGCTACAACTCCTGTTAACGTTTTTGCACCCACCCAATTTAATATTCCTATACCATTTGTGCTTGGAGAATTTATATTGATAAAAGAAGCATTGATAATATTAATTTGAGTTGAATTTACACTCACACCAACAGGACCTAAAACATCACCTAACATCACATCAATAGGAGTTGGTGGCAAAGTTCTAGATGAAACCTTAAAAATAGATGGTGGTGGGGGAAGTGCTTCAACATTTACGCACCGAGCAACCATCAAGTTTGCTTCAGCAACTGGATATGCCAAAGGATTCCCAACGATCATTGGACCTTCAATATATGCAGATCCTCTAATCTCTGTAGGTCCTATACCAAGACCAACAGGTTCTCCACATCCAACAAATAACCTTTTTCCTACAAATAAATCAGGTACTTTCATTTTATCAAACTAAAAAATCTTCTATGTACTGCCTCAATTCATTAATATAAGTATTGCCTAGACAAGGTTTAGATCCTGCTTTTGGTCCTGCTGCTTTTGCTGTTGACGCACCATCTGCAATATCTATGAGACCTCCGTAAATATTTAATATTGTTTTACCAAGAACACTTACAGTATCATCAGAAACAATTTTTGTCGATGTTGTTCCATTTACATTAACATAAGGTGCTTTTATATTTACCTTTTCATTTGCAGATAATGTAATTGAACCGGTACTTCCATTATATCCATTTGCAATTAGTTCAATATCTCTAGCAAAAATTTTAATCTTTCCATTTGGAGCCCCAATCCACAAATCACCATCCACTGATTCGAAGAATATTCCACAGTTTTCTTCTTTACCTCCAGTTTTTACATTATCCCCAGCTTTGATATGAAAAGTTCCGGTTGATCTACAAACAGTTCCATTTTTTCGATGTGCATCACCAGTCGAGCACATTTCAATATAATGATCTGGTTCATATCCACTTCTTACAATGAAAGAATCAATTTCATTATTCTCTGTAATGTGACCAAATTTTATTTCACCATCTTTATTTCCGTATCTTATAGTATCGTAATTTTGTGGTTTGGTCATTATTGAGGAACTCTAAAGAAATCTACTTGAGGAACTTTACCAACACAATCAACAACCGAAATAATTTTATCCTGTACTCCAGGGTCTTTGAGTTGATCTGCAGATACTCTATCTATACAGAATCTTGGAATAAGTTTTGCATTGAAACCAGTTTCACTTTCAATGTAAATGTTTGGAACTTCTTTAAATCCTTCTCCAACTGAAGTTATCTTAATTCTCTCAAGTGTACCAAATGCTCCGAACGTAGGGATAGCAACTGCTCCATTTGAAGGTTCTATCACAATCTGATCTGTTTCAGTATAATTAAATCCAGAGTTTGCAATTTCAAGACCACAAAGATAAAGAATAACTGGATATTTGCCATCATCAAGACCAGGATAATCTCCTCTAACAAGATCACTCAAAGTTTGTGTTGGCGCAGTTATTGTTCCTTGCGTATTTACTGTTTGATATTTTCCACCAAAAATAGTCTCATTATTTAATTCTTCTGTTGTATTATTAGGTAATCGTACTTCATCTCCAGGAAACAGTTGTATGTCTTCACCAGGAACATACGGTTTATCATATGTTCCATCATTTCTCTTTACAGTTGATTGTTCTTTTGTGGACCATATTCTACCATCACCACCCAAATCTCCATCAGGACTCGGTATATATCCACTTCCAGTTTCATCCATTATTACTCCAACGACTCCATTAGTATTTTCTCCTTCAGTTGGTGTGGGAGTAGGAGTAGGAGTTGGTGTGGGAGTAGGTGCAGTGCCCAATGTCGGCAATGCACCAGAAGTTGATGAAGTACTAACACGACCAAGAACTGCCCTACCAACCGCACCTTTTCCTTTACCACAAGCATCTACAAATCTAACAAAAGGTGCTGATGTGTAGTTACTTCCAGGGAGTGTTATGTCCACTCCTAAAATTTCACCAGTAGCACTTACGATCGCATTTCCTGCAGCACCAGATCCACCACCACCAAAAAATTCAACCGTTGGTGGTCCACAAAGAATTGCATCAACATTGCAAGGATTGTTAAACACATCAGAAAAATCTAAATCAAAATTAAAATTATTCGGATTTACTGATTGAGAAACATTAGATGCAAATGTTTTTACTTTATTAAAGAATGAATTCAGATCCAAATTTAGTCCTTGTCCAGGACCGTCATAGATACTCCACTCTTTAATTTCTGAACAATTTGGTGGATCATCACAAGAAAGAAAGGTAAGAATATCTTTGACAATCTGAAGAACATCTCCAATCAGATCAACAGCACCCAAAAGAGCATTCACTGGAGCCATAATCGCATTCAGTGCAGAACTAATAAGTCCTGTTAACTTTCCAATGAGTCCTGCAAGAATATTCTCAGCAGCACATAGTGGAACATTAATAAAACGATCAACAGCACTCAATAAAAACTTAGTCAACATTGAAATAAGTTGACCAATAATTTTTCTAAACAGACAATTAATCAAATCTCCAGCAGTTTCAATTGCCGCTTTTGCTTTTGGTCTTGCATTTGGAAAAAGAAGATAATATAAATCTTTTGCGCCTCTCTCCAAATTTCCATTAACTCTTCTTTTAATTTCAAATATAAGATTTTTAAACCATCCAACTATACCTTGAGCAGCATTTTGAACTTTATACTGGATGTATTCTTGCAATCCAAATTTCTGACCATTTTCACTGATTAATTCGTTTGTAAGTTTATATCTCCAATCGTTGACTTCTTTTTTAACTTTCTCAATATCTTGAATTAAATTTCGAATTGTAAGTGCAACACCAGTTAATTGAATAGGTTCACAAGTTGATGTTGTTGGTATTGTTGTTGGTACTCTCTGTCTTTCAGATTGTCTCTGATCTGCAAGATTTGTTTGATTTTCTGAAACTGCAGATTCAATAGTAACGGAACCATTGGGTCCAGTAATAGGAGGGGATCCACCAGCAACAATAGAATAAAAAGGAGTTGTTGATAATCCTCTTAATGGATCAAATCCATTCTGTTGTTTTGCATTTAGATAAGTTTGACTATTATTTCCAATACATCCAATAATGAGAGGTTCATTACCTGCACTGTCTTTATAAATTCCAAAGACAACAGAACCTTTTCTTAAGTTTGATGTTTGATAACTTGCGCCGTGACCAGTTCCAGCAGTAACTGGATACATAACCTCACATAACTCAAGTTTATCGTCAGGTAGTTTGTTTCTATCTTGAGTATGTTTTCCAACAATTCTAACCTTATATCTTGCACCCCAACCAGGAAGTTGATCAATTGAAGACCATTTCTCTGCTAATTGATTTCCTTTCCAAGATACATCATCTACAATAATTCCCGTCCACCATTTTGTATCTGATCCTATTTTTAGAGAATTATCAGTCATTTTTTAAAATGGTTTTCTTCCGTATGAATCTCTAACAAGAGTTAATTGAGTCCAAGCACCTGCTTGAACATCAAGTTGTTGAGTTAAATTTGATATCATATATATCCCACTATTTTTACCACTCACAATTTGAGTTTTATCAGAACTTAATTCTGGAAAATCACAATAAATTAAATCACCAGCACGATGAGAAAAGTCTCCTGCTATTACAATATTTAACACAATTGTAAACAATTGATTATAACGACTTGTTGCTTGCGCTTTTATCAAGTTCACATCGTAGTCTTTTTTCTTTGACTTTTCTTTATCAATTGGTTGTTTAACTCCAATTGGTTGCATCTGACTAATAATCCTGGTTGGTTTATTGATGATATCATCCGGTAAAATAGGCAAATTAAATCCAGCAAGATTCACACCCCTCGCACCTTCATTTTTAGTTGAAAACTTATATTCAGTATATTTGTTATCGAAATAATTATAAGTCTTTACTAAAGAATTGTTAGTTCCCATTAACATTTGTTTTTGAACATCAATATTAATAATAGGAACCAATTGAACTATTTTTCCATCATATCCTACAGGTAAATCTGTTGTGTTTGTATAAATGTATTTTTTATATCCTCTTCTCTTGTCTAATAATTTTTCAATTGATCTAAATTTATACCCATCATAGTTTTCAAAAAAGAAGAATCCAGCAGAAGTTTCAACACTACCTTCTGGTATGGACATTGTTGCACACCAAGTACATTTGTAAAATGGCGTGTCAGTTTCAGGATTACCATTAAAAGGATATTCATTTTCTGTAACTTCTACTTCAATATTCTTATTTGTTTTTAAAAAATTTTTAAGTATTTTATCTACAGAGTTAGATATCTTTCCTTCAAACGATTCATCAACTCTTTTTTCTGTGGTTTCATTATCAAAAAATTCTTTTGTTACTAAATCAATCACAAACACCATATTTTGAGTGTGTTCTATTTTATTTCGAATCTTTCCAATACGTAATACTCTTGTTCCAGAAAACTGTAATTTATTTCCATATCCATCTTCCATATGAAGTTCAACAAATTCACCACCAGACAAGTCAAGTCCTTCAATCAAACCAACGTACTTTCTATCTTTTTCAATTGAATATCCAGTATCAGCAATAATCGCAGTTGCTTTTATAGAATTTTCAAGAATACTTTCATAGTAATGAAGATTTATAAAGATACCTTCTTTTTGTGGAATATCTGCAAACTTTCCGTTTTTATTAGAATAAATCCTAAACCTAGTAACATTAAAATTCTTTACTGATTGATTGTTTAATCCCATTACTCAGCAACTAAATTTAGTGAAATATTACTACTACTATCTATACGCTGTCCATAAATCCTAAAGACATCATCATTCCCCCACCAGTTGGAACAGGAACTGGTTTTTCTACGATTACTTTTTGTAGCATAATTGTAGACGTTGATTTGGGATTATAGTATGAAGCATAATCACTAAGAACTTTAAGAGACTCTTTATAATCTGCTTTATTAAGTGCATCAAGAAATCCTGGATAATTTTGCTCTAATGCTGCAGTTGTGTTTGCATCAAGAACAAACTCAGGTCCTTTTTCACCAAGAATTGCTTTTGTAAGACCATGAACTTTTCCCCCTTTTTCAAATGCAACATGAACATGATGATAATGATTTGCAGGGTCTATTGGCGAAACTTTTTTACCATCTTTAATACTAAATCCAAGAGGAGTATAAAATATTTCTTTAGCAGTTTTTCCATATTTTTGAACCAAAGTTTGAGCTAATCTTAGTTGCTCTGGAGTTCCTTTACCAACAGCATCATTAGAAAAGTCCATCGCTCTTCCAGATCCGTGATATCCAGGATCTCCAGGTCTCATATGGGAATACAAAGGGACACCCAAACTTTCTGCAATCCTTTTTGCATCCTGGAGACTCCCAAGTTCATTTCCAAGAGGAACAAATCCTCCAGTAGTAGGTTGTTTATAGACTGTAATTTTAGGAGCACCTGCTGCTTTTTGTGCGGATCCAAGAAAATTTTTATATCTTCCATTTTTGTAAACTGTCCACGAAACAAATCCAGATTCTTGTTTTACTATTCTAGCAGCATGAGCATTAGTAACTGGATCTTTAAGTTGTTCATCATTACTAATACCAAACTGCTTTCTTCTCGCTGGACCAAGTTCATCAATCATATTAATTTGCCACAATCCATAAGAATTATCTCCAGTGGCACGATTATTATTATGTGCGTTAGAATTGCCTCCAGATTCTGCCATAGCAATAGCAGCCATAATAACCGCATCATTATCACTAAATCCAGCACCTTTAGCTAAACCAACTAATTGTTCAATACTCAATTGACCAGGAGCAACTGTTCCTGCAGCAACTTCTCCAGTTACAGGTCCATCAATACCACTATCAAGACCAAATCCCTCTTTACCAAACTGTTGACGAATTGCCTGTAAAGTTTCGGTGACTTTACTGTTCACCATTGCTTCAAGAGTTTTTGCAATACTTTCTCCTATTTTCATTCCAATATTTTCGCCAGTAGATAAAGTTCTTGGAACTGCACCCCCACCCGCAAGACCAACAATTTCTTTCTGAACATTACCAATTGATGCAACAGTTTCTGCATTGATTGCATTTTGAATCAACCATCCAAACCCATATCCAATTCTTTTAAAGACATTAGGATCTGGTTTTTGTCCCATAGCAAGATCAAGAGAAGCACCCATCACTCCACCAAGTAATGGAATTTTTTTCAAGTTTTCAGATGTAGTTTCTAAAACACCAAGAGGATTTCTTTGGTTTGGATTTATTGAAGATGGGAATAATTTTTCAATTTCTTTTCTTCCACCAACATCTTTACCAGGAGTTGTTTTTTGTGGTCTAATCTTTGGAGGTTTTGAAACAACTCTTCTAATTTTTCTTGATGGTCCAGAAACTTTCTGTCCACCTCTGGTAACTTGACCACCTTGTGCTTTTGCTTTGATTTTATCATTACCAACTAAAGAATCGTATAATGCACCACCGACAAGATCCCCAACTACTCCACCAAGAATAGTTCCGGCAAAAGGAACAGGTATGAAAGTTCCTAAAGCAGAACCTATCGTAGCACCAACTGCTTTTGCTGCTGCTCTTCCTGGTTTTTCTTTGAAGATTACAGTGCTGATAATAAAGTCAATCAAACCACCAATAATAGGAACTCTACCTAACGCCTTTCCAACAAGTCTTCCTGCTCCCTTTCCAGTGAGACCTTTTAAACTTTGTTGACCAAAACGATTTGTAAAAGCACCTTTGCCATATCTACTTAAGTATCTTGCCTGAGTTGGTTTATCAACTCTACTACCTCTAACTCTATCAAATCCAGGTTTAGTTGCAGAAGGTTTTTCTTTTCCACTACTAAAATCACTACCACCCATCGTGGACATACCAGCAATGAGTGCAAGATTAGCAAAAGTATTAAACTGTTTACTAAACTCATCAAACTTTTTCTCTAGATCTTCACCACCAACTTGTTTGGTAATTTCTTTAACTTTATCATATGCTTTATATCCAGCACCAACAAAATCAACAACTCCATTTAAGAGATTACCAGAAAAATCTTCAAGAAATTTAATTGCAGGTATTAATTTTTTACTAAACTCAAGTATTTTTGGTATATACTTTCCAAACTTTACAAAAGCTGCACCAAGTAAAGTATAAAAAAGAAACCTTTTAATGGCATCTAAAAATCCAAGTTTAGGTAATGATGGCGATTTTAGGTCTGGAAAAGATATACCTTTCTTTTCTTCTAACTTTTTCTCTCTTTTTTCAAACTTTTCTTTTTGTAATTCTTTCCTTTTATTATCCTCAATTTTTTTAAGTAGTGTATTATTACTACCGATTATTTTTTCAATTTGAATTACATTTTTGTGTATTTTAACTATCTGAGAATCTGATTTCTGTTCTCCTTCTCCAACTTGTTTGGTTGGAGTAATATCAGATGCTCTAATAATTGCAGATGATTTTGGTTTTATATTTGCAACAGGAACAAGAAACTTCTGAGTTGTAAGTGAACTTCCAGAAGATTTTGATGGTGGTAATAGTTTCTTAGAGTCTATTGTTGCCATCTTATCCTATTCCATAAATCTTTGCATTAATTCTTGCTCCAGTAGAATCTGGTGATATAAATGGAGGAACTTTTGTGCCACTGGAAGATGCTACTTGTTGTGCTGCTTGTTGAATAATTGGAGGAAGTTCTATAAAATTACTCTGTCCCGAAGAACTTAAAGGACCTATGTTAGTTTTTGGTTTAGGACTAAACCAATTCATCACATTTGTCTTTACCTGTTCAAAAACATTTGGTTGTTGTGGAGTTATTGATTTGGATGGTTCTTGAGGTTTATTTAAATCTTTAGGTCCACTTAACAATAATTGTTTTTCAACAGCAAGTCTCGCAGAACTAGGTCCACCTCTTTGAACATTTGATGCAGCATCAGTCATATTTCCATCCATCAGTGCTTTTGTCAATTTTGGATAAGCACCAATAGGACCATATGGAGCATTATATCCAAGAACTAAAACTCCCGCTTTTTGATTATCACTCATCTTTTTCCACAATGGTATTTTTTGTGAATATGTTTTAGCAAGATTCCCAAGATTTGTATTCAAAATATCATCTGCTTGTTTTTTAGATATTGAATCTCCCATTCTTACAGGTTTTTTACCACTCAAAATACTATCATAAAAAGTTGATCCCCAACCAATTGTTGGTTGACCAACACTATCCTTATAAGAGTGCAATTGTGTTTCTGGTTTAATTGAACTCCAATTCATTTTACTTAAAACACTTTTTCCTCCTGGTTTGATAAAATCATTTATCCCTCTTGTTAATGAAGATAATGATTCATCCTGTTTGAGATGATGAGATGCTTTACCAATCATTCCACCACCCGAAGCCATTTGAATATTATTCACAAACTTTGGAACGTTTGTGCCGCCACCCATCTTATTCATTGTAAGTAGTCTATCAGCACCCCAATAGTCAACTGCTTTCTTGCTGAATACAACTTCACCTGGTTGAAGCACAGTTGCTTGAGTATCAGCACCAGCGCCAGTTACCGTGACACCAGTATTTTCATCAACAAATCCATCATTAACATATGGTTGTAATTGTTCTCCACCACCAGTAAATGCTTTTGCTAATGGAATCATTCCTCCACCTTTAAATTGCATTCCACCCATAGATCCAAAGTCAATAATACTTTTTTGTGGACTTGGAGTTTTACCATAATTTGGATCTGACTTTTGCAGTTCTTTATCTCTTTGTTCTCTTTGAGATTGCATATAGACTCCAGCACCAACAGCAGCAGTTCCAGCGGCAAGTAATGCTGCTGCTTTTGGATTACTCTTCACAAAACTCATTAATTTTGGTATTGCAAATCTTGCAAGTCTCAATGTTAATTTAGTGACAGTTCCAACAAAACTGCGAACAAACTTACCAAAAGGAGTTGTGAATAATACAAGTGCCCCTAATAAAGTAGGCCACCAATCTTTTAAAAATCGTTTAAGAACTTCAACCTTTTCTTTATTCTTCGGATTATTAAACCAATCAATAAAGGCAACAAAAGCTCTACCAAGTAAAGTATAAAGGATAAAGTTTAAAATTCTATCTAATATACCCTGAACAGGTGCAAGCATCTTGGATGCAAGTGATGCTATCTTTTTAATTCCCCTTTCCAGTCCCTCTTCTCTTAATCTTCTTCTTTCATCTTCTTTTTTTCTTTTTTCAGTTTCCTCACTTTTTTTGATTAGTTTATTTTGACTTCTCAAACTATCTAATATTTTTTCAACTACATCACCAATATCAGAAAGTTTTTTACTGAGATTTCCACCTTCTTCAGGAGAAGAAGTCTCAGGAATTATTGCTTTGCTTGTAAGATAATACTGTTGCTTTGATACTCGAATCGGACCAGTAACACCAAGATTATCTGCCGTTATTTTTTTCTTTTTTAATTTAAATCTTCCTACCTTTCCCTTAACTCGTTTATACTCCTCACCGATCATCATTGTTTCTTCGGTTGATAACTTAGTATCAACCATTCTTGCCTCTGCCATCTTCCCGCGAAGAAGCGTCATATAAGTTCCATAATCAATATCAAAAACATCATCAAGTCCAAGAAGTTTTAATATTCTTTCATCAACTTCCTCACTCACTAAGTCATCTTCACGAGTTCCTTCATAAAGAGCAAGAGCACGTTCTCTATTTGATTCTTCTTGAATACTATTTACTATCTCTTCTTTATCATCTTCAATAGTAAGCGGACTATCTTCTGATGTTTTTGCTGATGGGAGATAAGTTTCTACCAACCACTTTTGATATTCTTCATTAAATCTTCCACTATTATCATCAAGACCTGGAAATCCTTGAGAATTTTTTTTAATATTTTCAATTAATTTATCAGCATCCTTCTCAGAAATTTTTACATCTGAATAATAATGACCAAATTGAGACTTAATACCAGTAAGTTTTGCCTTGAGGATACCATAAACCCTTGGACCTGTATTTTGATGAGAATACCATTTTATTGGAAGTCCAGGTGGTGCATTAACTGGCATTTTTCTGTTGTTTTAATTTTTCTTCTTCTAGATGATTTTTCAACAAGGTAACATATATGTCCCTTTCCCAAGGTATCAAATTTTCAATCTCTGTCAAAGAATATTTATGGTACTGTATCAAAGAAAAATTAAGTTGATAATAATTTTCTAGATCCATATGGATCATTGCTATACGAAAAAAGACGATAACCCTTCTAAAACAACTTCATTTTCAACTTGTGTTTTTGGATTTACTACCTTAACTTTATGAGATAGTTTAGGCATTGTTTCAAAGAACTTCTCAATCAACTTGAACTGAGAAGAATTCATTTGATCAAGAAACTCTTGCAATTCTTTCTTTGTGACATCAGAAGTTGACCAAACTTCATCTGCTGTATAAATTTTATCAATACAAGATGCAATAAGATCAAATGCTTGATCCATATCATTTGTTGCATTGAAATCAAAGTTATTTTTGATGAATTGTTCCAGAGATGGATACTTCATCTCAATCATTACTTGATCATCAATTTTAATTTGTTTATCGTGCCCATCAAACTTTTGAACTTCAATTTCATCAACGTTAATCTTAACAGGAACAGTAGTCTCTCCGTCATCAGGACAAATAATATTAACTTCTATTTCCTCCCCTACAGACTTTCCACGAATGTTGAGGAACAGATATTCAATGTCAAATGTTGGAAGAGATTCTACTTTAACTCCTCTTGTCTCAATACAGTTTTTAATAACTGTCTTAATTGACTCTGTGATTTGTTTTGTATCTTCACTCTCAAGTGCTAATACAAGTAACTTTTCTTCTCTAACTAGAAATGGACGGTACTTAATTTCTTTTCCTGTTGAAGGTAGAGTTAGAGAATAAGTTGGCGTTGAAATCTTTGGTAAAGGCATAATATCCTATATTCGTTTCAGTGTGATTATTTATCTATCATCTTTGGAATGCTGGATTTCTTATCCCAATAGTTCCATTTGGTAGACCATATTGTTCACCATTTAAAGGTCCTGGTGGAATGGGAGAGTTTACTTGATATTGTTCGATTGCACGACCAACTTCACCTGTAACTTTTGGTTCTTCACTTTGTGAAGCAAAATTTCCAGTTCTAGAAATTACATAACGACTATAAGTAAATGAAACTGTACATTTTAACAATTGTGAACTATCATAAGAAACTGGCATTGAATTAATGCTGATTGGATATGCATTAATAAATTTATAAGTTAGGGGTCTACCAGTATAATCTCTTTCAAATTTTGTTATATAAAGATTTTCTGTTTGATATCCACTAGGTCCTTGAGGAAAATTTACTCTATAATTATAAGTTCTATTATTTTGTCCTTGAAGGTTATTCTCACCAACAGCATAAGAAACCCAATTCTCAAAAAAATCAATTATATAGTAATTACTATCAACATAAAAAGTAAAGTCAGCACGATCATCATATAATCTACGATATGCGTGTCTTTCAGTTACACCAGTATAGTCATTATTGATTTCATTTGTTGCAATAGATGAACCCGGAAGAGATGCCTCACTGCAGGAAAGTTGTATTAATTCCTGATTTAATCCAGCATAATTTCCACCATCAAATCCAGCAGTTTTTCTTTGAGATAGAAATGCATTTACAGATTCAGGTGGTCCAAACTCACAAATAAAATGAGATGTCAAAGCAGGTTTTAATAACTTGCTTTTAATGTCAGTCATCCTATAAGGTTTTACTGCTGGACCTGCCATCTATAAATATTTTTACAGTATATATTATGTAGTCATCATATGGCAGAAAGTTACAAGAGCAAGTACAAACCATCTTATCCACAAAAATATAAAGGTGATCCTAACAATATTATTTGTAGAAGTAGTTGGGAAAGAAAGTTCTGTAATTGGTGCGATTTAAATGAGAATATAATTTCTTGGGGGTCAGAAGAATTTTGCATTAGTTATTATAATCCAGTGAAGCAAAGAGTATGCAAATACTTTCCAGACTTTATTATTAAAGTTAAAGAACAGTCTGGCGAAATTAAAACATATGTAATTGAGGTAAAGCCAAAGAAACAAACTGTTCAACCAAAAGTTCCAAAAAGAAAAACAAAGTCTTGGATATATGAAATGCAAACTTATGCAGTGAATCAAGCAAAATGGAAAGCAGCAGAAGAGTGGTGCAAAGATAGATTAGTTGAGTTCAAAATCATCACAGAGGACAATCTGTTCGGTTAATGGCAGAAGGATTCGGAAAAGATATTAGAAAAAATTCTCCAAGAGTAAATGAACTCAAAAAAAGAGTGAAAGGACTTATTGATCCAGACTCTATTATGATGGAAATATTAGAAGTATTTCGTGAAACAGAATTTATACCCGATGTTGGAAAATATTACACATTTATATACATTGCAAAAACACCCAACATTAGATTTGATATTCATCCATTAATTGCTTGTATTGATGTACAAAGATGGGGGTTCAGAGGATTAAACTTTCATTGGGGAACGGTACGAAATTATACTTGGCAAGAGGTTGCAGGTCCATTGCATATTGTAAGAAATGATGAGATTGAATATCTTCGTTCTCTTCCTTATGCAAGATTTCTAAAATCATAACTAAATAGATAAAAAACAGTTATAAATGTCTCATACTCTACAAAAAATTGAGATGATTAATCCTCTTGTGTATGGGGAGGATTTCTGATGGCATATGGAACTAGAGAAGGAAATTATTTCCAAGCAAAACAAAATAACAATCAAGGAGTTCCAACGACCACAAACTTTTCTGTTACTGTAGAGGATAATACGCAAGGAACAAACTCCGGATTAATAACAATATATGCAGAAAATGGAAAACGAGTGGTCGGAACTATCCCTAGAGGTGGTTCTTTTATACCAAATCCAAATGCAACGGACCCTTCAAACGAACTTAAAGCAGAATTTAATTATTTTTCACAACAAAGCAATATAACTGTTGTCAAAGATCAAGCAATAATTACAGTACAAAGATCATTATCAAAAACAGCAGATCCAAATCAAACGCCAGCACAAAGACAAGCAATAGCAAGAAGTGTTGTTTTTGGACCTCAACAAGGAGCAAATCCAGATGGATCTGTCGTTAGTCCAACATTAACACCAGGGCCAGGAAGTGGAGCAGCACCAGTATCAGTTCCATTACCAAATCCAGAAAATATACCTGTCCCAACAATTAATGCCTATAGACAAAGAAAATCATATGATCATTATTTTTATCCAACTAATATTAAAAAGAATAACCAAGACTTTATACAATTTATAGCATACGAATATGTTGGTAGAGGATTAAACGTAGGACAGTCTACGAACAATAGCTTTGATGCCAAATTAGGATTTGATCCTAGAAACTTTGGATCCCCTTTAGGATCTGTAACTCTACCCATTCAACCATCAATCACAGATACAAATGCGGCTCAATGGGGAGGAGAAGATATAAATTCACTTCAGGCATATGCAGCTTCAGTTTCATATGCAGCACAATCAGATATTGCTGGAACTGGGGAAAGAGTTATAAAAGATTTAGATACTATATTCAAATCAGGTAATAATAGTAATATCAGTAACGCAGTAAGACTTTTTCTTGCAGGAAAAGCGGTAGGTGTTAGTGGTCTTTTATCCAGAATGGGTGGTGCTGTCATAAATCCAAACTTAGAATTATTATTTCAAGGACCACAACTAAGACCTTTTAACTTCACCTTTAGATTATCTCCAAGAGATGAAAACGAAGCAGAACAAGTGAAATATATTATAAGATATTTTAAACAAAATATGTCAGTGAAAAATACTGAATTTAATTTATTCATGAAAGCCCCAAATGTATTTAAGATAAAGTATCATCTTAGGGGTACTGATAAAGATCATCCATCGTTAAATAAAATAAAAATGTGTGCTTTACAATCTTGTAGTGTCGATTACACACCAGATGGTTCTTATATGACTTTTAATGATGAAAGTGCAACAATGACATCTTATAATTTATCATTACAATTCCAAGAACTTGAACCAGTTACAGAAAAAGATTATCAAGATCTAAAAGATGAAACTATAATAGGTTACTAAAATGCCATCATACTTCAGACAAGTTCCAGATTTTGATTATGTCAGTAGAGATCCAAATCAAAGGCAGATCTCTGAATATGCAACTGTAAAGAATCTATTTCGTCGTGGAAAACTTCGTGAAGATATTTTTGGAAATCTTTCATACTTCACCAAATATCAAATTATTGGCGACGAAAGACCTGATAATGTTGCGTTCAAAATTTATAATGACGAAACTCTTGATTGGGTAGTTCTTCTTTCTAACAATATACTGAATATTCAAACAGAGTGGCCATTACCACAATCAGTGTTTGATAAAGTAATGCTAGAAAAATATGATTCTTATGATGAACTTTATAATGTCCGTTACTATGAAACTACAGAAATTAGAGACAGTTTAGGAAATTTAATTCTTCCTGCAGGAATTAAAATGCCGACTCAATGGAAATCTAATAATGGATTTATTCAGAGTTTTAAAACTAAGGTGAGTTTTATTTCTCCCGATATAAATCTAACTGATATTATAATTTACCCAGTAAATTTTATTCCCAACTTAAAAAATGGATCTACAGTCATATTAAGTAGTTTTTCAAATAATGCTTTAAATGGTTCATTTATTGTTAAAGATGTAGGAATATCTTTTATAGAAGATGGAAAAGCAATTTCATTTACAGTCACATCCAATGGAACTGTTGATACAGATCAAGATTTAAATGGAGACGAAACAATAGAATTTATATCTTCAGAACCATTAATAGAATCTACCAATTATTATTATCAATACTATGACAACAATTTAGAAACCGCTGTACAGATCCCTTCAACAAGTGTATTGAAACCGATTACAAACTATGAGTATGAGAGTCAATTAGAAGAAAATAAAAGAAATATATTTTTACTAAAACCAACATACTTAAATGTTGTTCTCAATGACCTGGAAGAAATTATGCCATATAAAGAGGGTTCTACTCAATATGTAAGTAGAACCCTGAAGAGAGGAGACAATATTAGATTATATTCCTAATCAATCATCCACTAGTTTTTGGAAATAAGATAGTGCATCATCTTCATCCTCATCAGATGCCTTTTCAATGACAGGAAGTGAAGGAGACTTAGAGCGGGCATAAGATTGTTCCAACTCTGCTACAACACGATTTTCTACATTTTCAGTATACTCATCATACTCAGTTTCTTCCTCAACAGAAGACATACGAGGAGTGCCTTTTTGACCCAGAACATACTTGAGACGCTTCTCAAGATCTTCATAAGACTTGAACTGATCAGGAGCAGTTACTGCTGTAAGAGAGTATTGCTTTTTCCAGATGGCTTCAAGAGCATCATCATCATCCAGGAGTGGTGCAACTCGATCAAATTCTGATTTGTCATAGTTCCAATAACCATCCTTCTTTACAATCTTCAGTTTGAAGTTAGCACCTTGCCAGAAGTCGAAAGGATTAATAGGAGTTTCATCTTCAAACTCAGGTTGCATTGCTTCCATAATCTTATCAAAGATCTTCTTACCATACTTGAAGAGGAAAACTTTGCCTTCGTTTGCAGGATTAACAGGATCCTTTACAACGTAGATATTGCTGTAGTAAGAAAGTTTACGCTTTTGCTTACGAACAATTTCCTTATCTTTATCATTGCCACTGTTCCAGAGTTCACGATTATGTTCTGAAACAGGATCTTTTTGCCCAATGGTAGTCAGAGAATTTTCAATATACCAACCACCAGGACCTTGGAATGCGTGAGAATAAATCTTTGCCCAAGGAAGTTCCTCACCCTCAGGTGCAGGAAGGAAACGGATAACTGCAAAACCATTACCAGTTTTATCCATTTCAGGTTTCCAGAGACGCTCATCAGCACCTCCAGAAGTTGTACTCATCTTCTCTACTTCTTTTACCAGTTTCGCAGTCAGCGAACCGAGAGAAGATTGCTTTTTAAGATCGTTAAAAGACATTGGATTACCTCGTGTTTTGTACGGATTTGGCCTTTGTGTACCTTGTTATTCTAGCGGTCGGAACTAGTTTTGTCAATCTGTTCCTTCATCATCTTAAGCATTCGTGTCATATTGTTAAAGATAACATTTATATCAATTCCATCTGGAAGTCCCATTAGTTGCGTAGAATGACAAATTTTCTTTTTCATTTCCTGTGCTTCTGGATCATCGGATAAACTCAAACGAGTATAAAGAATTTGCTGTGTATTCAAAAGATCTTCAAGAAGATCTACGTGCCTAATTTTTTCCTCTTTTGACATAAAAGAAAATTTAAAGACACTTCCATAAATTTCTTCTTGCAATTCGGAAATTTTCGCCATTTCAGAGCGAACGACTTCAGAATCAAAAAAACTCATTGGTCCTCCAGAACAAGTTCCTTCAAAATTTTACGATAACGCAGTACATCAATATTTAGAAAGGGACTATATTTTTTAATCTTTAAACTGACGGTTTCCCACACTGGATCCAAAAGTTTTTTATCAAAAACATTTCGAAATAAAAATATTTTATCGTAAATTACTAATGTCTCAAGACTAATTTTTCCTCCTAAAAAACTTTTAAGAACTAAAGGATGTCCTTTGGAACAATTAAAAATTTCATCAACATTATTTCCATCGAATAATAATTGACTTTCTTCTTTAAAAATGTAAGAAAGTGATTGAATTTTTTTCATCCAATCAGAATAAACACTATTTCCATCACGAATAATTTCACCAATCCAAAGTGTTTGTGGATCATTTGAAGAAACAAAATTGGAAATAAAAAAATCTAAAATTTCATTATCCTTTTTTTGTCTTGATAGTTTTTCAAACCAAAATCTATCTTTTCTGGAATAGAAACTTTTTTCCCCTGCCCTTACCTTACCATTATATTTTAAATAGTCATAGTTTGGTTTAGTAAAATGATTTTTGATTGAGATGTATGTTTTATATGCTTCAATTGGTGTCACCTTAATCTTCCGAAGAGAATCCTGCATATGATTGGTCAAATGTAAAAAATGAAACTATAGTGTAACGTTTTCCTGTATTAATCCTAGAAACTCCGTGAGTATATTTTAATTCTCCAGGATGAAGAACTAACATTCCAGGTCTTGGAGTTACTTCAATACCAAGATTTGGATAATATATTTTACCACCTTCAAAATCAGAATTCAAATATATAACTCCACCAAAATCACGCCAAGGAGAAGTATTTGGTGTAATTCCATCTTGCTCTATGTTATCCGCGTGTGGAGTCATTACATCACCTTCTTTCCATCTAATTAATTGTGGTAGTTCCGAATATAAGTATCTACTTTCATTTATTAGATTAATTTGAATATATTTTCTCATTGCCAAAGAGGCAGACTTTAAAACTCTTTGAATGTCAGATGGCATATCTCTATAGTATATGCACTTTCCATTCCAGTATTCAATTTCATTGATATGTTTATTAAATGAATCTTCTCTTTGTTTTACCCAATTAATAAGTAATCGTATTGCTTGGGGAGTTAAAAAGTTCTCTTCAACAATTGGAAATATATCAGTGTGATCCATTAAAAAACTAATTTTGCTCGGGAAGTTTTTTTGAGAAAATTAAGTTGCATTGCTTCGTATTTAATTTTCTCTTTCAAAGGTTTTGAAATCAATTTAGGAACAGATTCAAAATCAATATTGTTTTGTTCACAGAAATAGATAATCGCATCAATGTAATTCATTTCAATATTCACTTGCACAAGATTTTCAATTTCTTGTGCAAACTTTGATGGACAAAAGAATTTACTCTCTAATGCTTTTTCTAATTCATTTTCCATCTGACCTAGTATTGTGATGTACAAATTCTTTAATGTAGCGAACTAATAACTTAATATAATCGCCTTTGTTTCTTTTGTCAAATACTTTGACCTCTCCACTAGGAGTAACCATTAAAGTAATAAGTTTATTAACCACTTGTCCAGTCATCTCATAATATGCAGCAGCATAAAATGTTTCCTGCACAAAGTAATTTTCAATCCACTCTTCTGGTTTAATTTTATCTGAAGTTTTAAAGTCTATAACCGCAAGTTCTCCCTCATATTCCGCAATACAATCAACCCGTCCAGCTAATCCAAGATATTCTGAATAGAGTGTTCTTTCAATTGCGTGAATATTATTTATCTTATCTAGATAAGGTTTTGCGTGATGAAACATAAACTTTGTCAGGGGTTGATAATCATCCCAGTTCAATTCTTTATTTTCAAGATAATCTTGGCAAACTTGGTGAAAATCTGTTCCTCTTGCTGTTGCCTTTTTAGTAATACGATTTGCTTCTTCAATACCAACTCTTTCTCTCCACTTAACAAAAATTTGTCGGTTATAAAAAGAAGTC